TGAGATAAAAAATAGTAGAACCAGCAGCGGGGGCATTGAGAACATTATTAACAATTAAACGCCCATTACTGCCGTTTTTGTAAAATGCTCCTTGCGTTGAACCGCTAGACATTAAATTAAGATTAAATTGATAGTAGCCAGCAACTGTTGGTGTGAAACGATAATTTGTAGAACTATCGAAACTTGAGTCTGTATCCCAATCCTCACTATTGAAAGTTACTTTTGTCCAAGTGTTTGCTGTTACAGTTTGTACACCAGATAACTTAACTCCAAAGCTCGCTCCAGCGTTTCCGTCAAGTGCCCATTTTAATCCCGTTGCAGTTGTTGAATCAGCTGTTAATACTTGACCATTTGTGCCGACTGCTAAACGCGATGCAGTGTCGGCTGCCGTTGCAGCGATCAGATCACCTTTTGCATCAAAAATAGTTGCAGGGATACCTGTCGCATCTGTTACCCATGAGAAGTCCATGTCTGTTCCAGATGCCTTAGCAAGGACTTGGCCTGTAGTGCCACCTTTTAGGTCGAGCAGGGAAGCATCAATAGCATCGCCTAGACCCTCAATGGCAGTTGCGCCATCCTTGACTAGATCCGTACTGGTTGGTACCGGCCAACCAAAATTAGGGGTTGTTGTTGCCATTAGGTTAGAGCTCCGATCGCTTTAGACCACTGTAGTGTACCATTTACGCCACTCCAGATGGTGTTAGTTGGAAGTACTGTTGCCCATGTCGGGGCTATAAGTGAGAAGTCTGTAGGTGAGACATAGATAGTCGCATCAACAAAAGTTGGTGTGGCTCTCATAGAGATGCCCTCTACAAAGCCTGAGAAGTACCCCTCGAACATGTTGAAGGGTAGGTTAGTAATAACTACTGGTTCGCCAAAGAATAGGTTAATTAGGTCATCTCTAAGGGCATTAGGCATAAGAGGATTATCAAGTCTAAAAGTAATCTGGTCGAGCTGTGTTCTAGGCGTTGAGCGCAGGGCTAGATCGCGCTCGATGATGTCCTCAATGTCTGCCAGAAAACGGATGTTGGAATCGAATGTCCTTTGGTAGCGACCATAGGCAGTGATAGAAGCATCGTCTGTCGCTGAATAGGTTGAGCCGTAATCGTTGCCATAGCGCACAATCTCGCTGTTGCGAATCTTGCCAATCTGAAGAATTGACTTGACGCTCGCAGGGGAAGCGTAATTGCCGTCTAACTGGGTCGAGCCATTAGCTGCTAAGTAGTTACTTCTATGATCCGCATCTGCATATGAGATGCGACCCTGCTTGTCCTCGTAGAGCGTTCCGAGTGCGCTGTCTGCTATCTGCTGGACTAAGGTTTGTGTGTTGCGATCTGCTGCACTGAGATTGTCCATCTGATACAGACCAGCATCGATCTCACCCAAGCCCACATTCTCAGCATTAGCCCATGTGGTAGTCGGATCGTAATTGACCCATTGAAGCGCAGGTGCTACTTCAATCCACTCATTGACTAACAGTTCCTCTAAGATAATAGCGATCTGTTCGCCATCTAGATTGTGTGCCACAGAATCTGTGTAGATTGCTTTAGGTAGTTTAGCCAGAGCACCGACTGCAAGGATTGTGCCAATGGTTACAAAGCCTGATTCCTCTGGGCTTCTGACTGCAGTTGAGAAGTCTGAAACTGTGCCACCGAATACAGGCACATATGTGCCACCGCTATCTTTAAGCTCTAAGGTAAGGGAATCTGTAACATCGATGTCAAAGAGAGCATTGGTTGAGTTAATGATATCCATGCGAGCATAACCTGCTTGACATTGGCGATCAATGTCGATGCGACCAGTAGTGACATTAACGCCTGTTACATTAGTATAAACATTAGTGCCTACAGTGATGCGCCATTCTGGAAGCCATGTCATACTGCTAGAAGTCCTGTTGCGCTAGTTCCTCGCTGATATGACTGACGGACAACATCTTCCACAGCTCTAGCAATAGCTTCTGGATCACCGATGCCAGCCTGAATTGTGATGTTATAAGCATTAGCAGCCTGTGCTGCATAGCGTGAACCGCTTACCGCACCTGACACACCTGCTCCACCTGCAAGACCCTGCAATAGTGATGATCGAGCAATGCTTTCTAAATCGATGGTAGAAGCCATCTGACTTGCAGCCGATGCGTTCTCCATGTCCAGCAAATCTGCAAAAGCATTAGCACGAGCTGTGGCTGCTTCTGCATATTCAAGGATAGCCTCAATAGATCCGCCTACTGTGGAGATAGGTGCGATGTAATCCCCTGCTGGAATGCCAGAGCCTAAGGATGCACTTGTAGGAACTTTAGCCTTAGATAGCAAGTTAATCTGAGCCAGAAGTCTTAATGCTTCTTCAAGGTTACTAATGTTTATAAGATCTTTAGGTTTTAGGCTCTCAAGGATTGACTTGATATCCTGAAGCTTTATATTCTGCATACCCAGTGCGCCAAGCACCTTGAGATCTGCATTCAGTTTAGCCGTTGCAGCGACAATGGCTGCTTCATCTTTAGCAGCAATAGCATCTTCTAAGGCAAGGATAGAACGCTTAACATTAAGGCGAGCCGTGTCATTAGCAATCTGCATAACCTGTGCGCTAGATGTTGCCTTGCCTAACTGCTCAGCCTGATTAGTAAGAGCTGCTGCAATCTGGATTTTATCCATGTCAAAGATTTCGCTACCCTTATTGAGGGCAAGGTTAGCCTTGTCGATTGCTGCCTGTAGTCGCTTGTCCTTTAGAATCTTTGCTTGATTAGCCGCTTGAGCGCCTGTCAATTTTGCAAGTGCTGCTGCATTCTTTTTAGCAATGGCATCTGCTCGTTGAGTATCTTGTGAAGATACACTCATTGAAATATTGCCAAAGCCTTTGCCATCACCGAATAAACCGCCAGAAGGTGCAAAGAATGATAGATTCTTAAAATCAAAGATTGACTTTGTAATCTTTATAAACTCGCCTGCTTCGCGAGTAAAGTTAGCAATTGACTGCGCTACTCTATCGATCTTCTTGATTAGATCATCTGTAGAAGTAGAATTACTTGCTGTCACCAAAGCATCAACAAGACCCTTACCAATGGTTTCCTTAGCATTGTTTCCAGCAACAGTTAATTTAGCAAGCGAACCTGCATAGGTATCGGCTGCTGCTGTTGCTTGCCCTGCGAATAATGTTGATAGACGAGCTTGAATTTCCTCAAATGAAGAAGATGTAAGTTCTGCTTTTGTGAGTCCTACACCTAAGCGGCCAAGTGCTTGAGTTTGGCCTAAATAAGCTTTCTGTAAAGATTGCGATACTTGTGTCAGGCTTCTACCCGTACCTGCTGAAATGTCTAATGCAAGTCCTAGCAATTCCTGAGACTTAGTAACATCACCTGTAGCGCGAAGCAAGCGATCCATTGCCGGACGAAGCTCATCGTCAAGCACACCTGTTTGCATTTCAAGGCGAGAAATAAAGCCATTAACTGTATCAGCGTTTGATCCGTAAGCAAGGCCTAAATTTTTAAGAGTAGTGCCTAGTGCTTTTGCTGCCTTGTCATCTTCTGCAAAAGCCTTAACAGAGGACTTGGCAAAAGCCATAATCTTTTGTGCGCTATAAACAGCCAGTAAGCCTTTAGCAAGCTGCTTAGTGCTTTTAGTTAATCTGTCTGTTGAAGTTTCGGCTTGCTTAAAAGCCTTTTTACCAGTGAACTCGGTAGCAATATCAATCTTTACTTGAGCCACGATTAGCCTCTCACTGTCGCTCGTTGGTTAAGTTTAGTCTTAGCGGATTCTATAGCCTTTAACACAGCTGAGAGAGCTTTACCATTATCCTCATCGTAGGCGCGATAAAGACCGCGACCTCTGCGATTTCGTGATCCCTTTAATTGTGATCCGTTTTTAGCTTCTTGGTTTTTAACAAACAAGCTGTCAGGATTTACAGTTCCAGCAATTTCATAAATAGCTCCAGCGCGTGTTTTATTGAATAATCGCGCTACAGATCTAAAACCTCTGGAATTAGCCTTAGAAGGACTTGACTTAAAACCAATGTTAGATTTAACAATAGAGGGAACATATTTAGGAAACTTAGCAGTGCTGAAAGCAGAAGAAGCAGCATTAATTTGATTGCCAGAAATTCCCCAGTTAGACAAAACTTGGTTTTCGTTAGGCATGTACCCTCTAGCCGTCTTGACTATTGGTTTAACTGCTAACGACATTTCCTTTGTCAGTTTTTTAGACAGATCAGGTGTGAATTGTCTGAGGGCTTTTCTAAGCTCTACCGCGCCTTTTACCTCTGTTGGCATCGCTCACCTCTTTCGCTTCATCCTTGAGCCCCTGCACTAATGCATCGAGCATGGTCTTATCTAGATCTAATAAATGCTGTGGCGCGATTCCCAACCTAATGCTTAGCCTAGCGATTAGATAGGTGAACGGAAGATCGCGCTTTAAGCTAAAGGGTCTGAATCAAGCACCTCAACACTTTTAAGTGTCTCGATGAAATCCATCCCGAAAGGCTTAACAGATTCACCTGATCTGCGTGTTACTTCCCATGCTAACCAATAGACATCGCTCTGCTTTTCTTCATCGCGGAACGCCTTATGGAAGCCCTTTTTAGCGTATTGCTCGAATGAGTACTCCACTGCTGGAGTGATTTCGCCTTCCAATACGCTTCCATCTGTACGAACTATCTTTAGTTTTGCCATGAGTTTGCCCCTTTATAGTTTGTTTAGAATGTTCCTGTTGTGGCTACTGCAACTGTTGAGTTAGCAGTAAATGTGATTGACTGAGTAGCCATATCGCCTACAGCACCATTGATGTCTGTAGTGTTATTGATTAGCAATGAGACTGTGTAAAGAGGGTTAGTAGCAGATACTGCTGTTCCCTTTTCTTGTAAGAATACACAAGTGACTGTGGTTCCCCATGCAGCTTGTAATGTTGCCAATACATTTGCTGTTGCTGTGTCGTTTAGGAAGTCAATTGTTACAGATGATGCTTCCAAGCCCTTAACGAACTTGTGTGCTGTGTCACCCATCGCTGTGACTTCCAATTCGTCAAATGTGCGATTCAAAGTAATACTTGTGACATGGTCAGAAAGATCAACAGTGTTAATCTTCACGCCAACTTTATTGTTTAGAAATACAGCCATGAGATTATTCCTCGTCTTTCTTAGTAGTTACTGGCTTTGGTGCTGGTGTGCTTACTTGCCCGATTTTCTTCAGGAAGTCAGCGTTTTCTTGTTCCCACTCGGACATGTTTAGCTCCAACTCGTTAGGATTGATACGGACATCTCGCAGCTGAGAAGGTCTCCCGATGCAGCGTTGAGAATACTTGGTGCGCTTATCGCGCTTACATTATAGGTCAAAGATGATGCTGCGAGCTTTGCGAACACGCTACAAACAGTATCTTCAATCCCGTTAAGGTTTCCCTCATTGTCGAACAGTGGCACAGTCATAACAATCTTGAAGTTAGCCATTGGGCTAATCGAGATATGCTGATTGTTGCTAGGTGTTAAATAAGGATCATCTGGAGAGACAATTACAGAGTTAGCAAGGACTGTGGCAGGTGGGAAAGCAAAAGTCTGCCACTTAGCGTTATCGACTAAAGCCGTTGCTAATGTAGTCCTAAGAGTAGTGACGGCAACAGGCATCAGCCCACCATCGAGTTAGGTGATAAGCAGTGCGCGATCAATCCTCGCACCTTAGCGAGAAGCTGTGCGCTCATTCGGTAAGGGCTTGGCTGGAAATCTACAGCGTTACTGCCTGAGAGAGTGGCTGTACGCGCTTGCCAGATTTCAACAGATATCATCAAAGCTGCTTGCTGAACTGCTGTGTCAGTTGCATAGTCAGTGACTGTTCCTGCAACAATTCCAAAAGGCTGGACGGCATGAGTGCCTTGATCTGCTCCAGTTGCAGCATATGAAAGTGAGCCTGAACCAATGGCAGTAATTGTCTTAGTGCCGTTGTATGGGCTTCCGTTTTTAGTAATGATTATGCTTTGTCCTACATAGAAATCTTTAGAAATCTCTTGACCAAAGTAAAGAGTTGCCACATTGTTTGTAAGGCTTTGATGCGTATTGTAGATTTCGTTCTGCCAAAGCATAGGCAGAAGGACTACATCCGTTGCATCGCATACCTCTTGAAGGGTTGCATCTGGATACAAAGTACCGACTCCGAGTGTTGCACGGAGTTCTGCGACTGTTGTAAGTGCCATGATGATCCTTTCTCAAGACTCTGGGGAGTAGAGGGCTACTACTCCCCAGAGCGACTTAGTGAGTTTTTACGCCTTGTTATTCTTGAATGCGCCAGCGCCAACCTTAGTTGCGATAGCACCGAATCCGTAGTAACCAACTGTAACTGATCCGTTAGCTGTTGATTCTGCGCGTAGGCGGTATGTTGGTGACTCGTACCATGTGTAAGCATCTGGGTTCACGATGAGGATTGTTCCATCGCCATCGCCACCATTTGTTGGATCTACATAGAGGTTAAGTCCTGCGACATTACCTGTTAGTGATGTTGGTGATACTTGACCGCCAGCGTTCATTGGCTGTGATGCTGTGTAAATTGGGCGACCTGCATCGTTCAATGACATGATGTTAGACCATTGTCCTGTTGAGACAACCATGTTGCGAGCGAATGGGTTAGGTAGTCCTGCTGTTGCTGCATAGACTGATGCTGAACCGCGAGCAACAATTCCTAGCAATTCTGCTGCTGTTGGATATGTTGCAACTGTTGTTGCATCTGTTGTTGCACCTGAGATAAGTGCTGCGTTGACTGCTGCGTTAGTTGCCTTTGCATAAGCTGCTGCCATGTTGCGAACTAGCTCATCAAAGAATGCTGGAGATGTACGATCTAGCAATTCAACAGAGAATGTCTGCTGTCCTGCATATTTCTGTACTGATACAGATAGGAATGCAGCGTTCTGATCTGTGTCGCTGAACGCATCGCCTTCTGGCTCAATCGCAACAGTTGGAACTGCTGTGATCTTTGGGATCTCGAAAGTCATACCTGCATCTGGCAATACTCCGCGTGAGATTGCATCGATTGAAGGACGGATTGTTGTAGATAGTGGGTTGATGATTTCTGACAACTGGCGTGTTGGAACAAGTCCTGCGTTGTCTGTTGTGTCATCTGCTGCGCGTAGGTATTGACGAGCGTTGTCATCACCTAGAGCTGCACGGATTGTGTTTTCTGCGTACTTAGCTGCTGTTACTTCAATGCGTGGCTTTGTGAAGTATGCTGCTGAAACAGTTGGGCGAGCAGCTTCAACCGCTGGTGCTTCAACTGGTGTTGCTTCGACTGCTGGAGTGGTGTTTTCCACGGTGGCTGTCTCGCTTTCTGTTGGTTGGGTGATTTCTTCTACAGCAGATTCTTCTGCTGCAATATCAGTAACCTGAGCAGACTTAAAGGCTGGCTCTGTTACTAAACTTACTTCGACCAAGCGAGCAGCAGATACATAAGTAACGCCATCCTTGATCTTTGACTTGAGGACTTCTGCCCCGATGCTCAATCCTGACTGCAATCCTTCTTCTGCAAGGATTAAGGCTTCTGTACCGCGCTGAGAGCGACTGATAGAGAATACTGCATCGATTGAGTTATCTGATTCGCTAAAAGAAACCATGCGACCTAATGGCTTCTTAGCATCATGCTGACTTAGCAACTTGATTGCTTTAGGATCTTCAATAGCAATAGATCCAGAGGCAAAGATTACCTTGCCCATATTTGTAGATCCTGCTTCGACATTAAGAGGCACAATCTTGCCTGATACTGTGCGACTTGCTGAGTCTGCTGTGAGATCAGCTGAGAAGGTAATTACTTGGTTCATTCTAGACCATTGCTTCCGTTAGGTGTTAGATCTGTCATTTCCATAGCCTGTTCCTGTGTAACCAGATTAAGGGCTAGGAGTTTTTCAATTACTGCAAGCTCTTGCAGTGGATCAGTGCGCAGGAAGTTCTTATCAATATCGAACTTGACTACATTTCCGCGAGCAGTGATGTCATCCATTGATAAGCGATCTTCAATCGCTGTGATAAATGGCTGTAAAGATAGTGTGAGGAACTGCTTGCGTTCATCATTAACATTCTGATATGTATAACTTGAGTTTTGATCTGCTGACACATAGATCGCTGGCACATTACATAAGCGCGCAATCTCAGTCGCGAGATTCTGAATAGCCTCGTTGTACATCATGTCTTTAGGAGAGAAGCCCACAGTCTTATAATCCAAAGTGCTTGTTAAATAAGCAGTGGAGTTATTCTGTCGAGCTCTTTTCCATGCCGCTAATAATCCTTGCACTTCTGCCGGTGGAAGATCAGCGCCTGAGTTCTGGATGAAGCCAGTACTCATCGGAGTGGCTGCTGCAATCGCTGCTGACTTCTGGACATCGATAGCTGCGCGAATTGTCTGCACTCCAGTGTTAAGAATGCCATCGCCTAATGATTGGAAAGTGATTAAAGATCCCAAGCCGTCCATTGGCAAAGTAGTGCCATCGACTGCATAAGATCTAACAAAAGTATTGGTGCTATCTAGTGTTGCAGTTACTCGATGGTTAGCAATCCACTCAAAGCGAGATGGGCGACCATCCTCAGAATAAACTTCCACAACTTTCCAAAAGGCTTGCCCATAAAACAGAAGTGAATCAACAGTCCATGCAATCGTTACAGATCGTGGCTGTGAATATGAAGGCTGCTCTAACCATGCAGGTGAGCCGAGTTCTTCATTAGTAGATTTCTTATAAAGCTCTAAAGGAATCGCTCCGATAGTTCCACACAATAGATTGCGACAGCGCATTAGTGCTGGAACAGAGATCGCTTCGCTTCTGCCAATGAAGGCATATTGGAAGGGCATTGCATAAGGTGAATACTCACCAAGCACCTGAGGTGCGGACTGAGCCTGTAATTGTGGCTTAGGTTCAAGCCCGAATGTCTGCAAGATTCTACCCATAGACAGAAACTATAGCATTTGTCAAGCAATTAGACAATGTGATATGGGTGTGTCTAGGTAAAGATTTGTGGCTTAGGTTGAGGGATCATTAACTTGCTCACGACCATAGCCAAGCCAATAGGGGCTGAGATATCTCCAGCACTCTTTCGCTTAATGATTCTCCAAGCCGAATCATTGACCTTAGCTGCGCAATTATTCATCTGCTGGATCAGTTCTTCTTGTCCATTATGGATAACTCGATGATTGACTAAGCCTTCTAGAAGATCGCCACAGGCTTTATAGAATTGCTGACCTGAAACATCTTCGACCATAACTCCAGCATTGCCTAGCCGATCTGCAATTGTCTGGGTGGCGTACTTGTCATAGCAGACTAGACGTGGCTTATAAATGTCGCACCACGCCTTTATACTTGCTGCCATCTTTAGCTCATCGATAGCAACCTGAGAGCTGTAAGTCTCCAAGATCCCGATGCCAATCCTCCCATCTGGGAGTAGTTGTCCTGCGACTAATGATCCGTTCCTGCGTGAAGGACTGACATCGAAACCGAATACAGTATAAGCCCCCGCGCTCATTTCTAGTGTGCTATCTGATGTGTCCTCTAAGACTCCATGTGGCCACGGACTGCTTAGCGAATCGATCCATTGACAAAGAGTCTCAGTACGCGTGTTCTCAATCGGTGAAGTAGCAATCGCTTCCTCAATCGCTTCTTCTGTAATGGTGTATCCCAAAGAGGGGTTAGCCAAAGCCCATGCATTGCGATCGTCTATCTTGCAATATTGAGGGGCTGAGTATTCGTAGAATCCAAATGACTTGGGTGGATAGTCGATGGCTCGTTCTCTGAGGTCATTAAGAACAGTTGAAAACGCATCTCCTGCATTAGAGGTAAGAAGCGTTTGACTATTTGGGTGAGCTCTAGTAGTTGGAGTTGCTGCTCTAAATCCATCTTCTGTGATTTCTCGGACTTCATCGATGTAAAGTAGCCCGTTGACACTTCGTCCGCGAGATCCATCTCTAGTAGCTGCAACGACATCAAGGCGCGCTCCAGAGAGCATCTCAATAGACTCCGTGCCATTAGCGTGTCTGATTTGTTTAACGAATCCTTTAAGGTGGTCATTGGTCTCCAATAGGTGAGTAACTTGCCGGAAGGTGTCTAAGGCCATGCTTCTGTTTGAGGACATGATAAGGACATTGGTATTCCACTTGATAAGGTGAGCAAGGATCAACATACGCGCAAGATGTGTCTTGCCGTTCTGTCTGGCTACCAGAATCAGGTTTGTCTTACGAATCCAAGAGCCTTTCTTGTCCACAGTAAGCATGTCCTTAAGCACAAACTCCTGCCACGGCATGAGATCCATCTTGACGATAGCGCATAGA